GAATTGATAATTTCTCCAATCCATAAATTTTGGGGGTTAGTAGCGTTTACGAAATTTGATAAAAGAAAATCTATTACCTCTTGATCTGAATACTTCCTAGAAGTTTTCTCAAACCAATACTTATCTTTCCTTTTATTGAATGATGTTATTGTAGCACGAGATTTGCCACCATACTTTATAAAGTCATACTTAGGATTAGTAAAATGACTTTTCATTGATAAGTATGTTTGGTAAGTCTCAAAAGGAGTCACTTTTACCATACCCAACTAATATAAGAATATCTTATACCATTTTTAACTGGTCTAACCATATGAGGATATAAGAAGATACTAGGGAATATTAGCAGATCACCCTGCCTTAAGTCAATAACCTCGTCACCAAACATTATAAATTCTCCACCTGTGTAATCATCATTTAAAAGACCTAAACAACTTAAAATAGGAATACCTCTATCTCTACCAGTAAATAAAGATTTAATATGATCGTTATGAAGAGCCATTTTTTTGCCCTCAAAATACCTATTATATCTAATACCAGAATATCCTTCCCAAGTATTAAATGAAGGTATATCTACATCTAAAGTATATTTTTTAATTGCATGCCATAATTTATCAACTATTATTTTTGAATTACTTACATCAGCATAAAGATCAGTAAAAGATTCTAATTCCTGATTTCCTGATTGAGGTATATTTTCACCTGTACTATGATTATAAAAAGTATGTTGTTGAAAATTAACTGATTTAGTTTGTTCGATAGTTTGTAAACAAATTTCTCTATCTAAAAAATTTTTATAAACCTTAGCATAGGATGTTATATCTTTATTCATACACTGATCTTAATACAATCTTCATTCTTCCATTCTCCACCAGTTCTATCATTAATTAATTTCCAATATCTTTCTTTAGTGTTTAATGGTAAATCATAATGAAAATATTGACGACCATATCTAGGAGCTTGAGCAACCCATTCACCTAAAGGATTTACAACTCCACTAGGTGATGATGATTTAATTGTATCTAAATTATCCTCACCAGACCATCCCCAATATGTACATGAGTCTACAGTTAAAATTGTAGCAACAGAACGAAAAGCAGTCATCTGCAACCATGCTTCATTCCATTTATCAAAAGTTTCCCTAATAACATAATCTTTTCCACTAACTTTATATGATTCAGGATTATAATCGGGATCTAGTTTAAAATCACGTTCAGCAAACTTATACCCATTTGTAGAATGAAATATAATATCAACATGTTTCTCAGTTAAAGTCTGATTTAATGACTTAACAGGTTTATTATCAAAACCTTGTTCCTGTGGAGATCCCCACATATCATTACATATCATTCCAACACCAAGTAATTTTGCAAATGGTATATGAAATGATTGGAGTGGATGAAAAGATGCTACACTATTACCATCAGCATGAACTAGATAAGTTTTATTAGTTTTACCATATAACTTTCCTTCTTTATCATAATGTCTAATCTGATTTCTCTTAATAGCACCACATTCCTCATAATCTAATATACTTGTTCCTAAATTTAAAGCAACCCCACATTTCTTTTGATATTCTTCTACCTCTTTTAAAGCATCAAATAACTCATCAATTTTATCTTCCCAGAAATCACCATATCCAGAAAGGGAACCTTCTGGTGTCTGTATTAAATCTACGTTATTTTCTTTTGCCCAATCAAGTGTTTTAAAGATCTCATTTTTATTAAATTGAATATCTTTATCAATAATAGGAATTTGAGCACCAGCTATTCTAATCGTTTGTGTCATTTTCCTCAGTTTCAAATTCGGTTATAGCATCAATAGGAACTTCTGCCTCACCTATCTTATACCAATGAACGATTTCACCAGACTTCCAGCTTTTTCGTTCACCAAGATATTCAAGGTCAGGCATATTATAGTCACGCATTATCGCTTGTAAACGATGATGCAATAGATCAAGTTCAGAAATTTCCATCAGATTGGTAATTTAGCTTTAGAAGTTGCTTTCATAAAATTAAGACGAGTTGCATCCCATTTTAATCGTTCCTTCAAAGGTTTTGATATCAGTTTAGTGACTGATTCAACTTCAATATTATTATTTTCACAATACTGAACGATTGCATCAATATAATTTAAACCTTCCTCTGCTACAATCTTTTCAATTTCTATAGCAAACTTTTGAGGTGTGAGAAACTTGCTCTCTATCGCCTTTTCTAATTCTTTATTCGGTTCCATAGAGTTCAAGTCTATCCTTAACAAATTTGTTAATATATTTGGTGAGAAGTCTGATATACTTTGCTTTGTCTCTTTCTTCGTAAACGACACATTCTCCATTTTCACAAGCCATAATGATTACTAATTTTTTGATTGATATTCCCGTCAACTCATACAACATACACCCGTATGCCATACACTGAACAAAATAATGTTCTATCCAGTCTCTTGGTTTAGGTTTTTTAGACGTTTTAAAATCTATGATCGCCAGTTCACCGTCATATTCCGCTATACAATCAACGGTTCCAGCAAGTCCTAATTCTTTACTATATAGCGGTCCTTCCAGAGCATGAATATTATTTATTTTATTTAATTTACCCTTGGCAATCTTAAATAAAAAGTCTGAAATAGGTCTTACTTCAGGCAAATTCTCATTCTTTAAATAATGCTCTGTAAGAGTGTGCATATCAGTTCCACGACCAGTAGCCGCTTTAGTAATACGATCTGCCTCTTCATTACCAACCTTCTTTCGCCATTTAACAAAGATCTCTTTATTAAAATGACTAGTTACTGAAGTGATAGAAACTAACTTAAGTAACTCTCCTTCTTCATCACCAGGTACAGAATAATAACGAACCCCATCAATAGTTTCTCTATTAAGTTTGTGGAGTTTTAAATCAATATGATTAAACATTACATACCCGTCTCAAGTTTGGCAATAATATATTCTTTGACAAGTCCTGAACGAACTATGTCATCAATACCAAACTCTATTATATCAAAAGAAGGCATTTTACGCAAGACATTCATAAAATCAACAATACCATTACGGTCATTAGTTTTAACTAAATCAGTCTGGCTTGCATCACCACAGAACATAATCTTACTATTCTCTCCAATACGAGTAATAATAGAATCTAATTCATGAAAATTAAGATTCTGAAACTCATCCACAATCACAATAGCATTATCTAATGTAGTTCCACGAATAAACGAGGTACTCCAGAACTTAATGCTTTCCTGTGCCTTTAAGTTGCCATAGAGCATCTCAAAGTCAGCATCAGAAGGCATCTGGAACATATACTTCACCATATTCTTATATGGAATCTGATAGATGTCTGCCTTATCTTCATGATCACCAGGTAAGAACCCAATTTCACGAGTAGACACTAATGAACGAACCAAATAGATTCTATCATATGGAGTATCTGTAGAAAGAACGTCTTTTATAGCATTATATAAGGTAATAAAGGTTTTTCCAGTACCAGCAGTACCATAAGCAATAAGATGCTTATTTTCACTATAAGAATCAAACAATCTTTTTTGATTATCTGTTAATGGTTCAATATTAAGCAAATAATCTGTATTGATCGGTTTCTTTCTTTTTATTTGTTTGGTCGTTAATCCAACCCCAATTGGTTGTTCAACCTTCTTTTTTCTAGGCATATTAAAGTGTTTTTATAGTTCCATTTCTTGGAGCCGCCTTCTGAGCTCTCTTTAAAATAGTATTCCAACCAGGTGCTTTTTTTCTTAATTTATCTTGCCATTCTCCAACTTCACCCACTCCAGGCATTGTTGATGGATCAGACCAATCTCTAGTCCAATCTGGATTATCTTCGCACCACTTAGACCATTCATGGATGCTCATTGCGACTTCTTTCTGTTCGCCTGTTTTTGTGTTTACTACTGGATACGTTGCCATTTACTTAATCCTGAATTTGTCTTTAATTTGTTGATTTGATGCTGTTACCTCATTTCCTATGTTTCTATCACCGCCACCAGAACTCAAACTATTATTCTTATCTTCATATGCTCCTTGACCTGCTATTGCATCGCTAATATACCATTCTGAACTTCTGGTTCTAAAACCTCCACATCCCTGTGACCAGTCTTTATCCCAATCAGGATTGTCTTTTCTCCATTGCTCATACTGTGCTACAGACATATGAATGTCTTTTTGTTCTCCAGTTTTTAAATTTTTTACAGGATATAAAGGCATAATATCAAACTAGGTATTTTATTTAGACCCATCCAAGAGCTTCGGAAACCGAAGGAAACTGTTCGGTAAAGATAGATCTTGCCTTTGCCACAACATCCATATGCTCTTTCTGTGTACCGTGTGCAGATCTCAAATTAATGTAATGAATCCAAGAACGGCACGAACCAGTCATATACAGTCTTGTTGGAGTGGCAAGTGGAAGCACAAATCTGGCACATTCCTTTGCGACTCCATTCTCTAACAGAGCATTATAGAGATTCATAGAATCCTCAAAGTGTCTTGCGATTAGTGCCTGATACTCCTCTTTTTTCTCCTGTGGAATATCATCGTTACTATTCTGGCGATTCTTCAAGTCCTGACTGCGGAGATCTGGTACAGGAATCTCAGTATCTAAGAGTTTTGTATCAGCATATCTCTGAGAAAACTCTTGAAACGTGAAACTCCTATGCCTCAAAATTTGGGCCGCTAATCCCCTCGTCGTCTCGATCTCCAAGGTCATCGAGGATTGTTCAAATACACTCCAATGGTTGTGTTTAATACAATACTTTAATAATCCCGAATAATTCTCATTTTGCTGATTGGATGGATTTGATACCCTAGCGATATACGCCATCATCTTCTCAGCATCGGGAGTGATACTAACAAATTTAACGTCCATAATTATAAAATAAGTTTCTTTCTAGGTGGAGTTGCAATAGGTGCATACATTTGCTTATACTGATCAATAATATCATCCTGTGTATCTGTAATATACACAACATATCTCATAGTCACATCTATTTCAACATCTCTTCCTTTAAGAAGAGGTGACCAAGGAGCAAATCCAACTTGCCCCTCACCTTGAGGAACAGCAAAAATAGGATTCTGAATAACAATAGAATCATCATTCTCTTTAATAAGGTCTGCTATTACGTCCTCACCAGACCACATACGAATTAACTTTACATTCATTGACCAAATCCTTTTGTACTTTTTTTTAAATCAGTAAGTTCTTCTTTAAGAGTCCTTAATTGACTTTTCATTAACCTTACCTGATCATCTGAATAAAGATAATCTTTTTTAAGATTTCGCTCAAGAATAGCAATTAATCTCCGTGATCTAGAACTCATTGATTTATTTCTTTGAATATATTATAGCATAAAAAAAGAAGGGGTTCAACCCCCTTCCTCTTTTTCTTTTGTTCTGTGGAACTTAGGAGCAGGCTCTTGCCTTGCTTCTAACCTTAATACCACGATACATTAGATCGTAGTTTCTGG